CTATAACCCGAAAGGGCGCAACTATATGAACCTCTCTGACGCTGCTAACTGGGCTCAAATAATCTGGTTTTTAGGCGCAACTTCGGTAGCTATTTATGCTGGGTTCAAAATCTGGTTTAGAATCAAAGACAAATTGGATAACTTGGAAAACTATACATATAAGCGTAACGGTGGCGGTTCGATCGCCGATAGCCTAGCTCGAATTGAAGCTCGTAATGAGCGCCAGGACAAAGCTATGGAAGAAAATACCCGACTTACCCTTGAGACTGTCAAGGCTGTAGCTGAATTAAAGGGTAGATTTAATAATCATATTGAAGAAGGCAGCAAGTGACGGAGGCTCACAATCAAAAAATTACTAACTCGTATTATGTCTCGTACCCTGAGCATTCTGAGCGCACCGACGACCCTCATTACAAAGATTTCAACGCGTTCCGTAAGAAAACGAAAGCCACAGCGGTATGCGCTATCGGAGGAGCTCGTCAAGATTTCTCTGAGTGCTATGGAGGACTAGAGCTACACCACGCTCACGTCGAGTTCAGCTTACAAAATGGTGTGGACTTAAAATGGCTTGAAGCTGTCTATCCAGGCGTATCCAACCCAGATGAGGTCGGTGCGTGGGTAGAATCAGCAGATAACCTTGAATGGTTATGCGAAAAGCACCACAGAGGGGTCGGTGGAGTTCACCACGCCTCAGCTAGTGATTTCGAGGCCGAAAAGTTCGTCCGTAATCTGATTTCTGGAAAGGAATCTAATGAAGCTCCCAAAGATTAAACTCTCAAAGCAAAATATCGCTCTTCTTGAGCACTATGGCTACGGCGTAATCGCTGCTGGCTATGCAACATTCCAAACAGGTCACCGTACGGTCAAAGAGGTCGTAGTTGGCGCTCTTGTAGGTGGACTACTTGTTCCTATCCTTGCAAAAATCAACCCTAAGTCTCTTGTTAATACAATCGTGAAGGAAACAGGCGCTCCTGCTCCTCTCGTAGAAGCTGCTGTTAATGCAGCTGTAACTGAAGGAAATAAGGTCGCAAAGGCTGAAACTACAAAGTAGATAGAATGTAGCTATGGCTACAGCTCTAGATATTGTTACAACTGCCCAGGGGCAGACAGGCTTTTACGGTGGATCAACCGACAAAAATCCATACTCAGAGTGGTATGGGATCGGGGACGTTCCGTGGTGCGCCTGCTTTGTCTCCTGGGTCTTTGCACAAAATAATCTCTCTAACCTAGTAGCAGCTCAAACCCCTAAAGGTTTTGCATATTGCCCAGCTGGACTATCCTGGTTTCAAGCTAAAGGTGCTGTAGTCGGCAAGTACGAAGCGCGTCCAGGAGACCTGGTTTTTTATTCTTTTGAGGGTACAGGTTCTGCTGATCACGTAGAAATTGTCGTTGCAGCTTCTCGAGATGGCATAACGACCGTCGGTGGCAATACAAGTCCTGAACATATAACCCAGGCGTCACAAGCTAATGGTCACGGTGTTTATCTGCGCCACAGATCTTATCTTTACGTTTTAGCTGTTGTCCGTCCTGCTTATGAAAATACAATAAAGCCAGCTCAATCCATAGGCACAAACAAAATGGTAGCTACGGGTATGGCTGGAGCTACAGCTCTCACAGGCACTGGCGTAGCTATGGTTCACAATTCAACTCCAGCTGTCACCAAACCCACAACCGTCTATTCAGCTCCTGCCTGGACTGCCTCAGCTTTTGCCATCAAAGCTAAGACTCCTCAAGAGATAGCTGTAGAAAAGGCTCTCTATAAGCTCGGTTTGATTGCTAAGGTCAATCTCAATTCAGCCTGGTCTACTACTGACACGGCAGCTGTAAAAACCTTCCAGAAGGCCCAGGGAACCCCGCAAACGGGTATCGTAGACAAGCCCACCTATACAGCTCTAATAAAGAAGCTACCGTGATCCGTTTTCCTATTTCTAACCCAAAATCAGTCACCCTGGCAGCCACTACAGGTATGTCAGCTTGGGCTGCAGCTGGCTTCACTACAGATCCTCACCACTTAGCTTTAGTAGCTGTCTCAGCTCTCGGTGGAATGGCTGTACCACACAATCCTTCTACTCAACCTAACGTTATGCCTGACTCTCATATCGTCACACCGTATGCAAACAATATGGAGCAAAGGTGATCGACGATTTTGAGGAAAAGTTTAACAATTTAGTTTAGGGCGTGTCGCAAGTCTCAAGATTAAGTTTATGGTTAAACTGCGCGTTATGGACTTAGAGACAGCATTCACAAAATATCAACCAAGATCTAAAGGGTGTCCTGTAGATTTATTATTAGAATCTCTTGACGAAAAAAACCGTAAAGTCTTAAAAAACGCTATTGACGGCAAAATCCCTACTTACCTTATAGCTAAGACCGTTCGATCTGAGGGTCTCAAGCTTTCAGAAGGTTCTATCGTTTCCCACAGAAAAGGCGACTGTAAGTGCGCGACAAAGTAGACGAAATCCTAGAGGAGAGGCTGGAACAGTATGGAGACGCTCACACAGAGTTCACCACAATCGGAAGAATCTGGGGAGCGCTCCTCAAGATCGAGGACATTCCAGCACACGAGGTCGCACTCCTTATGGACGCTCTTAAAACAGTCCGACTCTTTCACAATCCAGCACACGAGGACAGTTACGACGACAAGTTCGGTTACCTACGCCATTACAAAGAAATCGTGAATAATGTCTTTAGAGGATAAGTTCAACGCTCTCCCTGAGGGAATCGAGTCAGAGGACGTAGCTGAGCTTCGTAGAGCTCTTATGCGTGTCCAAAAACAGCTGCTTCAAGCTAAGCAGCGCACAGATGAGCTTGTAGAGGTAACACACCAGGCAGCTCACGACGCAACTTTAGCTATGGGGCCAATTACTCCAGTCAAAGCTCCTGAGCTAACTAAGCATAAGAAAAAACCTGAGGTAGCTCTATGGCACCTCACGGACTGGCAAGGCGCAAAGAAAACTCCTAGCTATAACTCTCAAGTTATGGTTGAACGCGTAATGAACTTTGCTGAGAAGGCTGTCAAGATCTCAGACATTATGCGAGCTGATCACCCAGTCAATGACTGCGTGATTATGTTTGGTGGAGATATGGTTGAAGGTCTCTTTAACTTTCCTAGCCAGGCATTCGAGATCGACGCAACTTTGTTTGAGCAATATGTCAATGTCTCAAAGCTTCTTGTAGACGTGGTTCGATATGCGCTTGCTAATTATCAAAAGGTCACCGTAGTACCTGAATGGGGTAATCACGGTCGAATTGGATCAAAGCGCGATAACGTACCTCGGTCAGACAACTTTGACCGTATGTGTTACGAGCTAGCTCGCCAGCTTCTCAAAGATGAAAAACGTTTAACTTGGCAAGAATGTCCAGATGATATTCAGCGCGTAGAAATTGGAAACTACAAAGCTCTACTTATTCACGGTGACGAAGTGGGACGAAATGGCTTTGCTTCTCCTGCAGCTATTGTTCAACACGCTAACCGTTGGAAATCTGGAGCTTATGACCCTGGCTTTGCCTGGCGCGATCTTTATATTGGTCACTATCACACCCACGCAGAATGGCCTATGGCAAATGGGCTAGGATCTGTCTACCAAACTGGATCAACCGAAAGTGAGAATCGGTATGCAGGCGTAATGCTTGCAGCCAGCGCTACTCCGTCTCAGCGTCTGCACTTTGTTGATCCAGTTAAAGGTCGAGTCACAGCTGCATACAAAGTTTGGCTCGATTAAGTGTGGTCCTGGGTACTGGCGATCGTAGGCTGTACAGGTATTTTTTTTGTCGGTCGAAAGTCAGTCCAGGGCTGGCTGTTATTACTTCTCAATGAATCTCTTTGGGTGATCTACGCATTAACAAGTCACCAATACGGATTTATCCTGGCTTCAATCGGATATGGAGCTGTTTATATTAAATCTTATCGACGGTGGACAAATGAACGAGGATAATCTTTACGACTTTTTATACAACTGGTACAAAGATCTCATAAGGCCCGAGGATCAGTATTCAGTTTGGGACTGCTATTCAGAATCCAGGAATATCTATATGGAGCTCAAATGTCGTCGCACCCATTACGACAAGCTCTTGATCGAAAAGTCTAAATACGACCGTCTTACTAGAGCTGCAGAAACTCGCGGAATGCTGCCTGTTTATATCTGCTCAACTCCACAAGGGATCTGGGGCTTTAGCTTGCCTAAATATGAGATCACCTGGGAAGATCGAGAAATGCCAGCTACGACAGATTTTGATAACCAGCGGACTATTACAAAAACAGTCGGTTACCTGGATACAGCTTTAGGCTTTCAATTCGCCTAGTCGTCTAGGTCGTCGTCGCCGTAATCGGTGGTGTGAAGGCTCATAACGGTAATGTCGATACCGTTAGCTTTAGCTGTAGCTACACCCTCCTTAAACAAGGTCAAAGAGCGAGCGCATAGATCGTCAAGACCGTCTGGATATGTCAGTTCGGTCTGAACACTCACAGAAAGTCCACCACACATAATTTCAACAGATGAATAAGCCATAGCCATATCTTCTCACTCCTTACAGTTTAGACACGCCCGACACGGTGTTTGCCAGGGTGTAATTATTGGGATAGCGTACTCCCGACCGAGCTCAAAGGAGCTCCTATCGAAAGAGGCAAAAATGGCTGATTACAAAGGGCCGAAAGACTATATAGACGTAGCTGCGCGTATTGCAGAGTTCAGAGACAAATATCCGACAGGCTCACTCCAGCAGGTTAAGTATGAGTTTGTCCAGGTAGCAGGCAAAGACTGGATCGTTTTTACAGCTGCTGCTTTCCGTACACCAGAAGATCCCCGTCCAGGCGTAGGAACGGCTTGGGAGCCAATTCCAGGGCCTACCCCATACACGCGTGACTCAGAAGTCCAAAATGCTGAGACCTCAGCCTGGGGTCGAGCTATCGTGGCAGTTCTAGCAGCTGACACAAAAAAGTCACCTATCGCCTCAGCTGAGGAAGTTCGCAACCGTGAGGTTAAGAGCCCAGACTCTAAGCCTTTACCTAACGTAACTAAATCTTTACCTAAGCAGCGCGTATATACAGAAGCTGAAATGGCTTATGCAAAAACAGTCCTGGCTGAAATCTCAGCTACAGAGGATCGTCAAAAGCTGCGTGAGCTTTGGATCCGTGAAAAAGAGCTACACGAATGCAAAGTTGCAGGTACAACCATTCTCGACGCGATCAACGCTCGTAGCGCAAGGTTGCCTGAGGATAAGCCAGTGGAGGCTGCAAAATGAGCGATAAGCAAAAGAAGTTTGAGCCCTCAATGGGCTGGCTTGTAGCTGTCAATTATCAGCAAGTAGCTATGGACCGTGTAGCTAGAGAGCTTAAGATCGACTCAGTAGAGCTAGGTAAAGCTTTGGAGCGCTCAGGTTACCTTTTGGAACCAGATCCCTTTGGCTACAGCTCTGACACCTGGAAAGTTCTAGAAATAGAAAATCGAAAGCTCCAGGCGGTAAAGGATCCAGGATGAGCGAAATCGTCACACCAGCTCAAGTCGAGCGACGGTTACGCAACCTCAGTGACGAATTAGATCAAGCTCATAAAGAGCTTGTGAAAGCTGAGAATAACTACTCTATGTCCACGGCTGCCTATGAAATCGCAATAGCTAAAACTCGAATAGAGCTAGCTTCTAAATCAGCTCCCAGCGGTAAAAATTACACCGTTCAGGAGCGTGAAGATATGGCAATAGTTGATAACCAGCTGTTACATATCAAAATGAGAGAAGCAGACGCAATAGTCAGAGCAGCACGAGCTAACTCAGTCAGAGTCAAAACTCAGATCGACTTAGCTCGCTCTCTGGGTACTTCTGTCAGATCGGGGTTTGATTTATGAGGTTCAAGCGCGTTCGAAAAAAGATGGAAAAAAAACTTCGTAAGTTTGTCTGCGAAAAATGTCTTGAACGGTGGGAGGTATCAAAGAAAGCTAAACACGAGCCTTGCTTTGATTTCCTTGTAGCCATAGACATAGTGAGAAAAACAAAATGATAAAAATACGCATTCGTAATCCGTTTTACGTCACGCACGTCAAAAAACCTGTAGTTATGGTGCGCTGCGCTCACTGTAGCCACATTATTACTTTGGCTTACAAAGAGCTGAGGACACAAAACTATTGTTGGGACTGCAGATGAATCCGATAGCTATGCACGATCAAGCTCTGGCATATATCCAGGGTGAGGCTTTACAGACTATTTTGATAGAAGGCCTTAGCTTTGATGTTCTAGCTAAAGAGTTTGAGTTTTATTGGCGCCAGAGAATAGCTCGAGAGCTTGATTTCCTAGAGACTTCAACAGCAATCTCTCCTGATTATTACAGTGGCTGTAAAGACACAAAGCTCAATGCAAAAGTCTTAGTGTTAGGTGGTCTACCGAATGGACTTATCTAACCTGCTATCTAAATCCCTCCTGGCGTTTGACAGCTCCAGGGATAGATCTCTCCAGGTGGAAATCGGACCGTCACAAATTGGTGGCTGTCGTCGCCAGGTTTGGCACCAGCTCAAAAATACTCCTGAGACAAATCCCAATACAGAATCCTTAGCTGCAATCCTGGGTACTTTTATCCACTCAGGGGTGGCAGAAGCTATTAAGCGAGAAGATCCGTTTGGCGATAACTTTTTGATCGAACAGGAGTTTGTAGCTGGCGATCTTAAAGGTCACTGCGATCTTTACATTAAAGATATGAAAACCGTAGTGGACTGGAAAACTACAAAGCTCAAATCGCTACGGTGGTTTCCCAGCTTGCAGCAAAGGTTTCAAGTACAGCTGTACGGATATCTGCTGACAGCTAACGGTCACGAGGTAGAAAACGTAGCTCTTGTAGCTATACCTCGAGACGGTGAGATGGCGCAGATTAAAACTCACGTTGAGGCCTATAACCCAGAAATGGCACAAGAAGGCCTGAGATGGCTTGAAGAAGTTAAACAGCTTGCAATCTCCAGCGAGTCGCCACCAGCTCCAGAAAAAGACCCAGTATTCTGCGTCAATTACTGTAGCTACTACGACGCGTCAGGAGAAATAGGTTGCCCCTCTACTCGGAGATAAATTGGGAGGACGCTAATTGCAAAGGCGTCGAGACAGAAGTCTTTTACCGTATAGAAGAAATACGGCGTCCTGATCCAGATATCTATATCAAGCCATTAAGAGCTCTATGCGCCTCTTGCCCAATATGGGCTAAGTGTCTATCGTATGCGACTCTCCACGAG